CACCTATCCATTCATAGCAATCAGCTATAGGTACAGGATCTATAATTAACTGTTCTATGCGGTATATGATATTATTTATGTTTACTAATTTCATGATAATTTTTATAGTTGTTTTTATTCTCTTTTAAGAAAGATGCCATAGTTCTATTAAAGTGTCTACAAGCTTTAAACCTGTGTGTACACTTCTTAGCTGTATATTTAAACTGTAACATACACTTATATCCATCTGTATGTTCATTTAAATGTCTTAATATAAATCCTTCTTCTTTACTTTCTTTCCACTCAATAGGTAGTTTCTTAAATTCTCTTTGTGGTAAAAACCTTACCATCTCAAAGCTTCCTAAAGGAGTATTATATATTTTACCTTTTAATAAATTTTCCCATAATAGTTTTTTATAAACTAAGAATATAGGAACATATTCTTTTCTAAATTTAGAATACTCAGGATGTTCTTTAAAGAAGATTCTTTTATTACTACTTTCCGTCGTTCTCATGATCTTCAGGTATTTGTAAAGTAAACTTAAACTCTTTCTCTTTAATAAGAGTATCTACTGCAGTTTGTATATGTGCAGAGATAGGATATTCCCAATCATAAGGATCAAAGGGATCTATATTACCTTTAATATCTTCAACCTTTTGTGGTTCCTCAAATACACCTCTAAGCATAATTTCCTTTACAGTAGCTGTAGGAGGAAACTGTATATACAGATAATCATTTCTAAAGAAATATCTAGGGTACTTATTAGCATATTTCATATGAGTTACTGAGGATATACTTTGCTCTGAAGTTTCTGTAAACCTCATCTCATAATCTAATCTTCCAACATAAGTTACATAATCCTTCATTTTACCCTCAACTAATTTGGGAATAGGGGTAGTACTTCTTAGGATATTAGAAGTATAGTTATTAACACATTCTAGTTTCAAAGGTAATTCTTGTATAATAAAAGGAGTTAATGTTCTACCTTTCTCATGATCTTGTCTAATGAGAAGTGCTCTATACTTATTTAACCAATCTAAGATTTGTCTATAAGTTAGAGAATCATCATCAGGAGATATATAATTACTCCTAGTAATTTTAATATTTTCAAGAATGTTCTTTAATTTCATAAAAGTTTATACGTCTCTGTAAAACAAAAAAGGACTCCTTTTGAGAGTCCTTTAATTTTTAATTTGTCATTCTTAAGAAGGATCAGAAGAGATGATTGTACTTCCATACCAAGTATTAAACAAGGTAGCAAAAGTTCCAGCAGTTCCACTATCCATTTGACCATCAGCTACTGCAGGAGCAGCAATTACTAATGTATGTTGAGTAGCAGGAATACCTCCAGTCATAAAATCTCCATGTTCCATATTTAAAGAGTAAGTTAATGTCAAGACATTATACAAAGTACTCTTTGCAGACAAGTCTACATTAAATACCCAATCTTCAAAAGGAAACTCTCTGTAGTTAATATGAGGGAAAGCATTAGTGTAAGCTCTTTCTTCAATATCTCTAATAGCAGCATAAGTACCATATCCAGGAGCAAAAGCTGTAGATACAGCAGGAAGAGAAGTTACAAAACCTCTAGGGTAGATAATATTAAAATCTACTTCTCTATTTTGAGAATATCTATTCTCTCTACCTTGAGCTACACCTGTAAATCTAAAAGTGATATTACCAGAAGTTGCTCCACCTGTTCCAGTGAAAGTTACAATACCTGCGTTAGTAGCTACAGTAGTACCAGCATTTACAGTTGCAGAAGATCCTTCATAAGGAACATCAATTGTAAAACTAGTTGTAGATTCTACACTATCAACAACATAAATAACACCTGCTAATGAGATTACACTTCCTGCAACAGCAGAGTGAGTAGCAGCAGTAGTTACAGTTCTTGAACCTTGAACAACAGTAGCATTAGCACCTGTACCAAGAGTAGTCATAGCAGGAGTAGAACCTCCATCAATTCTATCTACTTTTACTAAGCGAGAAGGGCTACCATAAGCAAGTGCTGGTTGAAGAGCAAACTGTTTAGCAAAAGATGAAGCAATATAAGAGTACTCTGTAATACCTGAGGCAAAAGTAGTTCCTGTCTTATAGTTGGCTACAAATTTAGCATTAGAGTTATATACCATTCTTTGATCTTCTTTAATAGATACTCCCAAAGAGTAATCTGTAGAAGCAGCAAGAACTTCGTCTCCTAGCTCAAATTTTACTACTTTTTGTGCAGTAGCAGCTCCAACTTTAAAATCAGCATAAATAATATTTGCTTTCTTAATGTTAGTAGACAGGATAAGTCCTTTGTCAGTTTTACCTGCAATTACAATATCTCCTGAACCAGAAGAATAAGCAGTGTGATCAGCAGCATTCAAGATCAGTAAATCCCCAGATGCCAAAGTTGCTTTAGTAGTTCCAGTATTAGCACCATCCCCAACAAAAGCTTTAAGTGTTTGATAAGCCATTTTTTGTTTTTAATTTATTTAGTTAAACATTATTTAAGTTACTTTTTGTTTGAAACCTCTCAGATGAGTAAGTTTCCAAAGCTAAGAGTACTGCTTGTTGAATTATACTTTCATGTAATCCTTCATGAATATCTGAGCTTATGTTATTTTTATACGAAACTTGTACAGGTTTTTTAAGGTAAGAATAATGAAATTTTTCCAAAGTAAACTTACCAGTATAAACATATACTTTTCCTTCTTTAAAAAAGATAGGTATTTCCCATCCATCAGGAGATTTAAATGCAGAGTATTCTATATTAATTTCCTCATCTAAAGTTCCTTTTCTAGTGTTGACTTTACCTGTCTTATCTCCTAATTTTAAATTAGCATAAGATTGTAAATGAAAGTAATAATCAGGTTCTACATTAAAACTATAAACTCCTGGTTCTACAAGAGTAAATGTAGTTATATCTGCAGGTTTAATTTGTGTAGATAAATAATCAGATATTCTTTGAGTTTCCTCATAAGCATCATAAGCTTTTTGTATTAAGTTATTAATACTTTTATTTAAGTAAATATCTATAATCTCAGGAGCTATCCTAGTGAAGGAGTTACTGTCAAGAGATGCAGCTTGTACTTTAAAACTTATATGCCAATCTTTAATCATTATTTATCAAAAGCTTTAAACTCTTTCTCAATAGCAAACTTAAGTTCTTGATTTTTCTTTTCTTGTAAGAACTTATATACCTCATCTAAAGTAAAACCTAAACGATAACCTTGATAGAAGTATCCTGTAGAATCTTTAATGATGATGTCTTTATTGTATAGGATAGTATATTTATATTTCTCAGTTACAGTACTATCATCTAAGAGAGCAATAAATGTCTCAGCTTTAGCAGCACTTTCATCAATAAAGTCAGACAATTTATCATATACACTATTATCATTTAAGATAGAATGATCTCTACCAAAGATAACACTGTAATACTTTCTTTGATCTGTAATAGAAAGTTCTTCTAACTTAGCCGCAGCTTTATTTCTAACTTTCTTATTCTCTACTTTCTTAACCACCATATCTTCTAAAGAGGTAATAGACAACCCTGCAGCATATTTAATTTCTCCATTCCAAGCAACACCTGGGGCGTACTTTAACATCTTAATTAAAAGAGTATTCATAATACCGTCTGGGTCAGGATTACCATCTTCATCATGCAATCTTGCTTCTAAGATAACACCTTCATCATCTCCTTTACTATCTCTATTAACTACATGTCTGTAAATAAAAGGATCTGTCATTTCTCCATTAATCTTAGATGGTTCTCTAACATCACTCCAGAAACCTGCAGTAGGATTTAAGAAACCTCTAGGCTTTTGCATTAAATCTTCTAATTGAGATTGTTCATCTTTACTCTCAAAACTAATTTGAGGACTACCAAATTTATCTTCCCCACATACAATGTTTACAGTCTCACCTCCTAAGAAACTTACTTTGTTTCCATTGATAGCAGGTTTAAAATTACTTGTAGGAATAGCTTTAATAATATATCTTTTTGTCATAAAATTTTATTTGTTTAATATTTTCTCGTTGTAAAAATAAGTTATTATGAGATAAGGTGCAACTAAAAGTAAAACACCCTATCCCACAACAACGGAGAAAAGTTTTTAACAGTCTTTTCAAAACTGTATATCTTAGTTCAGACCTGCTTTCTTAGCTAACTCACTTGGTATAAGCTCACCGGCAGACAAAGGATCTTTTAACAAGATACCTGAACGTCTAATACCAGTCAACATAGTTCCATCAAGAGGAGAAGAAGTTGAGTTAAAGTTCTGAATATAATTACCATTAATATCAATCAAACCAGGGATTGAAGCAAAGCCCATCTTAGCACCTTTCAAGGTAACTTTCATTAACTGAGCACCATTAGCATTGTTACCAATGTTGAAGATAGTGAATCTTGAACTTTCAAGTGGTTTACCTGTTCTAGGATCTAATAGAGAGTTCCAGTTTAAATCATCATACCAAGGACAATGAATAACAGAAAACTCCAACCCATTAGGGAATTCTACAGTTTTGAATTGTGAACCAAAGCTCATATTCATTCCTGTACCAGAGATAAACTGTCCTTCACCAAATACTTTGATATTCAAGTTTCTAGCTTCTGCTTGTACAGCATTGTTAAATACTCTCATACCTTCTCTACCTGTCAAGGCTACAAATTTAAAGTCACCACCAGTAGTTTTATTAGCAATCCAAGAAAGCTCCATCAAGTAATCTTCAAGCATACCTAAAGAGAAAGTATTATAAGTTTGCTTATTTCTAGAAGAAATTTGCTGTCTTACACCTGCACCTTCAGTAATTGGTCTACCAGAATCTAATGACAATTGAGCACCTAATTCTTGTTTACCATAAAGTAATTGAAGATCTTCTCTTGACATCAATTGAGTCATGGCCTCCCACTTTAATTTCTCAATCCAAGAATAAGTTTTCTTTCCATCACCAGTTAACATCTCAATAGCAATTTTTTGCTTCATTGCTTCTGCAGAAACTGATTGCTCAATTCTGTGAGTAGTCATATAATTTTGGAACTTAGCTCCTGTATAGAATTCTACAAGCCCACCTTTTCTAGAAAGTTCACCAGTAGTAAACCAAGCTCTAATCATTGTGCTACCTGCTTTCAAATCATCTACATCAAAGTATTCTGATGGGTCAGCAAACTGTAAAGTTAACAACCATCCATTAGCTACTTGTACAGGTTCAGAAATAATCCTTGCAATCCTTCCAGATCTCATTCTTACTTTCTCCTGACCAGTAAACCATCTTTCCTCTACTTTAACTTGTACAGGGCTAGAGTTTAAACCTAAGTTTGTACCAGATACAGTTTCAACAATCTTAACAGCTTTGTTGTTTTGATAGTGAACTTCCCACTGATACATATCAGATTCAACTTCTTTTTCTTCAATTCTACCCATAGCTTCAGTTAAGCATTGCATAGGTAATTGTTTCTGCTTACCAATAAGGTAAGACACTAATACCCCAAATTGATGAGGTGAGCGAAGCAAGAGTTTATCTAAGTGATTTTTATCAGTTAACTCTGTAGCAATAGCTCTAGAATCAATTACTCTTGCAAACGGGGTCGAATTTACATTAACATCCATTTATTTATTTGTTTTAAGTTTTAAAGTTTTTATTTAATTTTTTATACGGGGAAAAGAACATCTGCAAAAACATCATCCTCAGTTTCTCTTTTACCTTGAGAGGTATTAGAAGTAGCTTTAGTAACACTTTTAGTTTTAGATAACTTTACAGCTTTCTCTAACTTCTCAGTTAAAGAAGTAGATACTTTCTTTTCTAAATCTTTAGCATTAAAGTTTGTAAAATACATCCATGCCATCTTAAGTTGAGAATCAGGATTCTCAGAATCTATCTGCATTTGTGTTTTACCTTTAGTAGTAGTCTTAGTTAAGTAATTAAAGAATTGATCTTTAGTTCTTTTATCTAATTTGAAACCTTGGATCTTATCTAAAGAATAAACAGTCTTCTCAAGAGCTTTTATATCTTCTTTAGACTGTTCAATATTAGCTCTTTCTTGTTCTTTTAATTCTTTCAAGTAAGCTGCTTGTACAGCTTTTTCATTATCTATTAATTCTTTGTGAGCAGTATTAAACTCTTCATCAAAAGTACCACTGTCTTTAGCATCCTTAATCATCTTATTAATCTTATCAGGTCTTAGACCTTTAGCTTCATAATAGTCAATTATAATTTGCTCTTTAGTATCTTCATCTTCAACATCTAAGTCTGCATAAGATACTCCATTCATTCTATCAAAGAGTTCTCCTAAAGTTCCACCATTCTGTACAATATCTACTAAAGAAGATAAATCAGGTCTTTCTTCAAATACTTGTGCAATTCTACTATTAACACCATCTTCAAAAAGAGTAATCAACCCATCTTCATCAGCAGTATATTCTTTTTCTTCATCAATAGGAAAGAGTTCTTTATTAGCAATCTCTTGCATAATAACAGCAATAGGATTATCTAATTCTTCTTCCTCTTCTTCAGTCTTTGCACCTTCAATAATAGTTTTCTCAGAAGATTGTGTCTTATCTTCTAAAGGAACTTCTACCTTTTTTTTATTTTCTTGTTGTTCTAAATCTTCTTCAACAACCTTATTAAAAAAATCTCCAATCATAATTTTTATTTTGTTATTTTATACGTTAATTATTATAAGTTATAATATTTTTTATTATACTTTATTTTATTTCTTTTTAAATTTAAGTCTATTAGAAACTTCAATACCTTCTTTTTCCATATCTGATAATGCAATATTTTTAGCTTGCTTTTTAAGATTCTCTGAAGATAAACCATTATTCTGTTCTAGTAACAAACCTCTTCTAGTTGGAACAAGTTGTTGATTTAATGTATTTGCAATTCTTTGTTTTTGTCTAACGTTAAGCTGAGGTCTTTTGTCTAGTAATTCTTTATACTGTTGTGACCTTACTGCATCATATTCTGCAGAAGACATTTGTGCAGTTTGTGAAGGAGTAATAATTTTTTTACTCATTTTAAGTCTGTCAAGTATTTTAGTAAAAGGTACTTTTTTCAAAAGTGGTTGAGCATATTTACTACCATATTTAATAGCTCCCCCTAATGCCAACATACTTGCTGCAGTTATAGCCATATTTGCAGGATCAACTGAATTTTTAGTATCTGTAATTTGGGATTGATCTTTGCCGGATAAAGGTTTTTGTTTTAATAGTTCTCTATATGCTTTAACATTTGGATTATTAGAATCTCCCATAGATCCTGCTTTAGTACTTGCTGCAGCTTTAAGTCTAGCTTGCTCTAAACGATTATTAAAATCTTTTTTAGATTGTTCTTCTTTTTGTAATACTTTATTAGGAGTTACTATTTGATTTCTAGTAGTATCTGTTAAAGATCCTTCATTAGGTTTAATTTTAATTTTAGAGTTATTACTAGGTTTAGCAGATTGTTCTTTTTCATAGGCTGCTTGAGTGTTCTTTCCCCAAACACCATCTACAGTCAGTCCTCTTCTTTGTTGCCAAGCTGCAACATTGTCCATCTCTTCTTTAGAGGCTCCTTTGGACTTAGTATAATCTACTTTAAGTTTAACCTTAGCCATTTACTTGATATAAGAGGGTTACTGCTTGAGATAATAGTTTATGCAAATCAGCATAGATTAAGATACCTGTTTCTGCATACTTGTCTTTAAAAGCAATAGCGTGTTTTTGAAATACTTCTCTAACTTCTTCTTTTGCTTCTTGAATAGAAGACTTAGGAGTTTCTTCTACAACTGTTTCTACTGTTTCTACAACATTAGTTTCTTCTACTACATTAGTAGTTTCTTGTTCATTTGCTACTGGAGCTTGTTCTTCATTTTCCATATTATTATTTATTTTTTAGTAGGTTGTTTTTTATATTTTAATGCTTTCTTTTTAATCTCAAGGTCTTTCTCTTTTAATTGAAGTTCTTTACTTTTAAAAATAGCATCCTGTTTATTCTTATTATCTTGTTGAGCTTGTTCTCTTGAGAATTGCTCATTTTGCATTTTCAACTTTTCCATTTCTAAAGAAAGCTTATTAGATTCTTTTTGTTGATTAAATTCCTCTCTACTTTGTTCAAGAGCAAACTTACCCATTTCCATAGCATCAGGGATACCATTAGTGTTAACATCAGATGGACCTTCAGCTCCTCTAAGAGTTAAGATAGTAGCTTTCTGAATTTCATTCTCTCTATCTAATTGCTTATTGCGGTCCTCCCTATCTAACTTCTCAGTAGCCATCCTCTCAGCAGAAGCTATTTGTTGTTGCTGAGTATCTAACTCTTGTTTCTTATTAGACTGTTGTATTTGCTCAGTCTTTCTAATAGATTCCTCAACTTCTGCAATAGAATTACTTTTAATTAAAGTAGCTAAGTTAGAAAATGCAAGTGTTCCACTAGAGATTCCTTCTTTAGCAAAACCTTTAAGTTGTTCTAAGATATTATGTTCTTTACCAGAGTTAGTAACATATAACCCAAAGTCTGTATTCATGAGTTTATTAGTTTCTAACATTTCTCTAGTAAACTCATCATATACTAACTTACCAGTTTCATTTCTAGAATAACAAATTTTAGCTATTTCTAAGAGTGCTTCCAATACTCTTTCCTTAACCATATTATGTTCTACGTGAAAGATCTCTGTAATAGCAGTACTTTGTTTAACAGCTCTTTCTACACCTCCTACAGTCTCAGATGAGTTTACATTACCTTTTCTTTGTCTAGTAATACCAGTAATCTCCTCAACTCTTTCCTCAATCTTATTTAAGGTTGTAAAGAATCCTTGGATAGCATTACTCATAGTCATATCTATAGAAGTAAATTGATTAAACTTAGAGATTGTATTAGCATCTCCTTCTCTACCTTCTTCCATACTATTAACCCAAGCTACACCTAGAGTATCAAAATAGTACATCCATTGTTCTAATGTCCATCCTTTACTCTTAGGTAATTGAGCCATATCCATAACAAACTTCTTACCCTTACTTCTAGCTAACTCTGTCTCTAACCTAAACCAAGTGATGTTATATAGATATTGAAAAGGTTTAATTAACTCTACTAAAGATGTTGGATAAGAATTAATGGAGTTAAATACTTTCCCAATAAAAGGCAACCTACATCTGTAAGGATTATCTAAGGTATTATTCTGATATTCTCTCTCATAAGCAAAGAATATATCTGGACCTATTTGTACACCTATCCAACATCTAGGAACCCATTCCCATGTTAAGGAATATTCTACTTCTGTAGATGCTAAGATACTTTCATCAAAATCTGAGTCTACAACTGTCTTTACAGTTAAACCTTTGGGATCTATATATTCTAAGAACCCAATCTTCTTTTCACTCTTCCATGCACAAATAGATACTAAGATCTTAGTAACATTGTTATTCCAATTATTATTAAAAGTAGTTGTAGGTATAACCTCAGGAGACATACCATAAGTAGCATTAGAGTTAAATACATTATCTGAACGAAGTTTCTCTTTTTGAGAACTACTCATCTTATCTCCAAACCAATCTAATACTTGTCCTCTATCTAACCATGTTCTATATACTCCCCAATCTCCATCTTCAATAAATTCTGTATCAGAGGATTTATCACATTCAAAGTTAATAGGATTAATAGGAATTAAAGCAGGATTGTTCTGTATAATATCTGCAAGATAAATCTCTTCTGCAGCTATAAGAGAATGTAAGAATCCTCTTAATAGTAAATTCTCTAACCTTAAAGAATACTGTAAATGTCTTAATGTTTTATTAGCTATAATCTCAATATTAGAAGTATAAGAGTTCTTAAAGTATTCCTCTAATTCTGCAGGATCTTGAGTTTCTATCTTTTCTCCTAATGCTTGTTTTAAGATAGATAAGTAAGCATTATCTAAAGCTTCTTTCTTATCTTCAATATACTGATTAAATCCTTCTCCTCCTACAGCAATAACTTTCCAATTAAAAGGTCTGAAAGATTCCTCTCCCATTAATGTAAGTACTGAAGATCTTACTATATTATAATCTTGAAAGTTAGCTGGCATATTACCAAACTTCTCATGTACTGCAGTTCCATAAGGAGCAGTAATATGAGTAAAATCATCCATGTTTATAATGGAGTTAAAGAGGTCATAATTAATTTGTTTATTCAACCTAGAAGATCTATTACCAGATATGGCAGAAGTAGCTCTACCTACTAAGGCTTCAATACATTGTTTCTGCCAAGCAGGGGTATTCTTTTTGTTTTCTGAGACTCTTTGTTCTGGGAGTAATGGTAACATTTATCTAAATAAAGGATTAGCGAAGAATGGTTCTTCTTTTCTTTTGTACGTTGAGGAAACACTAACTTTTGATAATTGTATAGATTGTACTATAGCTAATGAGAAAGAGATAAATCTATCAAAGTTTCCTTTATTATTATATGATTGTAGTTCTTGTAAAAGTCCTACAGAATAGATCTTATACACATTAGGAACTCCATCTGCAGATTCTTCTCTTAACCAGTTGTTTATATAAGTTATTAACTCATTCTTTACAGAAGAATAGGAGTTACCTACTACCCTTAATCCATAAGTATTATTACTTTGATTAGAAGCACTCTTAAGTACAGATGGGGTGTGTGCTAAGAGATAAAGTTTACTTTTATTCTCACAATGAGTTTTAAAGTTGTTAATGTTATTCTCATATAAACAAGTACCTATTATACCATAGTGTTCTAATAGAAGAATACACTGATCATAATATTCTTTAAAAGATGCTGGTCTACCTGTATATTCAGCAACAGGAAAATCATAAGTAGTTCCTCCTATCTTATATCTTTTATAAATAAACATAGAACCTAATGATTCTGAGTAATCAGCTTCATCAGTAGCATAAGGATCTAATCCTGCAGTATATAACCCATAAGGAATTACAGCTTCTGGATCTTCCCATATTTGTACAGCTCCACTTTTATCATATCTTTTATCTCTATATTCTAAAGGTTTAAAATCTTTATCTACCTCAAATCTTATCTTCCCAATATTGTCTTTATATAATTTCCCACATCTACCTTGTAACTTCCCAGTAGTTTTAATAATACCTATTTGTTTCTTAATATCTTCTATAGGAAATATGTTATTAGAAATAACTTGAAAGGTTTCTTCAGGACTCCAAGAATATTCTGTACAATGTCTTTTATATTCCTCAGGAGATTTAGCTTTAACTTTTTTCTCTTCTCTATTAATTGTTAATAACTCTTTAGCTTTAGGTATATCAGAATTACCATTATTATCATAAGCCCCAAGATAGTTTTGATACATTGGAAAATAATAACCACAAGTTTGGTCAGTTGTATTTTCTTTATCCCAAACATTCTCAAAAGGCATCATATTATAATTATCAGGATTGTAAAACATTTCAGCAAAGTCAATAGTACCTCCTTCCATATCTCCACCTGTTCCAAACACAATCATTGTACCTGTATAATAATCACCATCTTTAATAGATGGTTCCATAGCATTATAACTTTCTGACCAGTTAGCAAATGTACCTGCTTCTTCTACAACAATTTTATTACCATCAAAACCTCTACCTGCATCAGGATTATCCATAAAAGATACACAAGCAATAATAGATTGCATACCTTTAATAATCTCAGTACCATCTTCTTGGTATTCTACATAGCCTGATTTAAGATTACCATCAGCTAATTTATTAACTAAACGGGATCTTTTAAAGGCTGGACAGTTTTCATTTAAGTGGTTAAGCATATCTGCAATCTTAGGAAATATTCCAATTTGAGAGAATAAATATTTCTTATCAAAAGCTGCAATCATAGTATTGGATTTAGGTAAGAAAGTATATTCCCAACAAACTACAGCAGAGTTCTTATAAGAGAAGCCTCTTCTTCTAGCTTTAGCTACAATCATACTTTTACCCCCTAAGTAGTAAAGAACTTTATTAGAAAGATGTAATTGTTCTACCCATTTTTTACATGCTGCTTCTCCTTTTGCTAAAATATCTTTGGGTAGCCCATATTCAGAAATATCTAACATCCAAAAATAATCATAATCACCATCCCAGAAATCTGGCATAGTAAATGTCTTATCTACTTTTCTTGAAAATCTATTATCATCTGTCAAATTAGTTTTTTTAATAGGACAGTAATTTAAATAGAAATAATGTCTACCTGTAATCTTAGCCCCACCAACTTCAAAACCTTCCTTACATCTTCTTTCTTCCTCATCCCAAAACTGTATAAATTCTAAAGTTCCTGGAAGAGCTTCACAGTATTTTTTAGTTTTAATAAACCTTAGCCCTGCTTCTCTAAATAGATCAGCATTTATAAATAATCCTGCTTTATTTCTTACTGCTCCCATTTACTTATTTTTGCACCTGCTTTAATTTTACTTTGTGTAATTTGTTCAGCTTCTACTTTCTTTTCTAAGATGTCTAAGGAAGTAATAACTCCTGTAACATCTTTTAACATTTTAGTAATATCTGTACCTTTGTAAATAGGATTTCCTTTAACATCATTCTTAGTGTAATCCACACTTCTAAAATACTCTCTAGTTTTTTGAGCAGCATATTTAGCGTCTGCTAAGAAACCCATATTAAAAGTATAAGTTAATTGTTTATAAACTTCTATACCAATCCTAATATCTTCTGTAAAATCTAATTTTAAAGATCTACATAAAGCAGCTTCTCTATCTTCATCTGTATATTGTTTATATGGGGAATTATAATCAGAGTACAACCAAATAAATTTAAATTTCTCCATAGCTACATCAGGTTTATTATTTTCCCAAATACTTTTAAATTCAGGAACTAAAAGTGCTCCTTCAGTTAATGTCACACTGGTTCCATCTACCTTTATTATTTTCATTTTCTTTATATGCTTTTAATAGTTCTCTCTTATTTTTCTTTTTCTTAAGTGTTCCTATATATCTTATACCTACCTCATCATTAGTCTTCATCAAGATTCTCGCTTTCTGAAAACTCTCCATTATCATACTCAGTATCATCTTCTGAGGTATATGTGGGAAATGTAGAGACACTTGTTTGCTCAGTTGTTGTGGTGTCATTAATTACAAATTTAATATTACTAAGGTATAAGTTTTTATTAAAACCTTCATCTGTAAAGATACCTTTCTTTTTAAGAGATAGTTTTAAGTTATTATAAGAAGCATCTTTTAAAGATAACAAAGTTTTAATTTCTTTATTATTCTTAGGAGTATTAAGTAATTCCCAAGCAATAAAGCAATTACTTTGAGATAAGTATTTCTCATATCTCTTTAACATCTCTGCAGCAACTCTTACTTCCCCTTCAGTTAAACCAAACTGTAAAGTACCTATAATCTTCATATAAGTATAATAAGAGTTACCATTAGTTATAATAACAGTCTCTTTCTCCATTACTGCTTATACGATGATAATAGACTTTCTAATTCTTCTCTCTCTGCATCTTGAATAAGGGTATAAAACTCTTCTGGAGTTTCTTTAATGTAAAAAATGTTCTCTCCAAATAAACCTCCACCACTAAGACTTTCTACACAAGTTACTATCTCCTTAGATACCTCATGAGGTTGTTGGTGTACAGCAAACACTGGGAGAGTATTAAAGATTAAAGATACTTCTTGTATCTCATCAATAGCTTCTTCTGTAAATGGTAGTTCTTCTGATTCTATAAACTCTAACTCTTTATCATTTAAGATCTTACCTTTCTCATCTTTATAAACAGTTTTATTTATATACATGTGCACAATTATTTTTTTCATATTAATTATTTTGTTTTATATTTGTTGCAAATAACAGATAATTAAAATTATAAAACAAATATGGAAAAAAATATTAAATTTAATCAATTTGAAATTCCTGAAGGAACTAATAAAAAACTAATAGTGGATATTGCACAATTTCCTAATGGTATTCCAGATGGAGCAGAGTCTTGGACTGTTGATATGTGGAAAAATTATTTTGATACACTAGGTATTCAATATAGAAATTTAGATAAAGAATATAAAGAATATACAACTCATGAAACAGATAAAGATCCTACTAGATTTAGGGAAGAATTTCAAAGTACATTAGAAAGGTATGCTAGATTCTATAATCCTTCAACAACTACTTCTACACCTAATGAGAGAGTATATCAAGCTCAAGTAGAAGTAGCTCCTAATACTATCCCTGTAGAAACTATCCATAGAGGGTTAGTAGATGATATTATGAGAAGTATGTCTTATGAGGAATTAAAGAAATTATTTCCATTAGAAAGAGTAGATACTTCTGCTACAAGTAGTAGACCTACAGTTGTATTTAAAGTTAAATTTAAAACTATTAAAAGAAGAAGATAATGGAAATTAAGAATACGTTTGAGTTAGGTGAGTATTTATATCTTAAGACTGATGTAGATCAGTTACAAAGATTAGTTGTAGGAATAGTAATTTGTATAGATGGAGGATTATTGTATGATGTTAGTTGTGGGGTTAGTACTACTAAACATTATCCTCATGAGTTAACTAGAGATAAAAAATATTAAAATAATTTGTAAAAACTGATTAATATTAAAAAGATAATCGTATAACTTTACTAATTAAAGTCCTCAAGAAAGTAAAGATTCAGTAAGTTAATTAAGTATTTAAAAGTATATATACAGTTAGATATACAGTAAATATAAGTTGTATATACAGTTGTATAAGAGATTAAAGAGTAGTAATAAATACTACTCTTTTTTATTTTATATTTAACTGTTTAAGGATGGTTATTAACTCAGAGATGTTTTTAATTACTCCTTGAAATAAAATCATATAGATAATATGTCCTTCTTTATCACAAACATTAGTATTGTTTTTAATTATTACTGTAGAAGTAGATTTTGAGAATATTAATTCATAAGTATCTTTTTTAAACCATTCTAATCTGTTATCCTTATAAGTTAAAGTAAATCCTAAAGATTCTATATCTGAGGAATCTAAGTATTTAACTCTACACATGTTAAGTACTAATCTATTTAGATTGTAACCTACAAATGGATCTGGGAAAGTACATTGTTCATATTTAATTTCATCAGAAACAGTTATATCTTCTTGAGGATTTATACTAACTTGTTCATATTCAAATCCAACTCTAAATTCTTCTATTGTAGGTGTGTAATATTTATTTTCCATTTGTTATTTAATACAATTAAGTATTGTTTTAAGTTCTTCTACTGAGTTAATTACTACATTAATAATTCTATATTTACCTTCTTCGTTAATAGGTAAAGTTATTTATAAATTAAGTTTACTATCATAACTATCTATTCTTTTTACAAAGGCACAGATATTACTAACATAGTAAACGATGTTACAGGAGTTATTACTTCCTTAGACATCTTAGAAAGGCAAGTAGAGGCTGACCAAATTACTCAAAGTAATATTAAAGCAGGGCGA